CACTAACAAAGAATATCTTACTCGCATGATCGAAGACTACGGCATCGACAGTGACGTCGTGAAGGTTCGTGTGCTCGGTACGTTCCCATCAGCCTCGACGCACCAGTTCATCAGCACTGACGACGTTGACGCAGCCATGCGACGTGAGCTGACGCCGTCGGAATACAACTTCGCTCCAACCATCATCGGCGTCGATCCGGCGTGGACCGGTGACGACGACTTCGTCATCATGCTGCGCCAAGGAAACAACTCCAAGCTGCTCGGATCATACGCACGCAACGACAACGACGTGCAGATGGCGCAGCTCATTGCTCAGTTTGAGGACGACTACAACGCCGACGCCGTGTTCATTGACGGCGGCTTCGGCACCGGCATCGTCAGCATCGGCCATACCATGGGACGTATAGACTGGCAGATCGTATGGTTCAGCGACAGGAGCATGGATCGTGGTTGCCTCAATAAGCGGGCGGAGATGTGGGACAGCGTTCGCGTATGGCTCAAGGAGGGTGGCGCGCTCGAAGAGGACGACACCATGCGTGCCGACCTGACCGGCGTCGAACTGGTTCCGCGCCTCGATGGGAAGAAACAGCTCGAGAGCAAAGAGCATATGAAGGATCGCGGTCTGGCGTCGCCTAATCGCGCTGACGCGCTCGCCATCACGTTTGCCTTCCCTGTTGTTTCCAAGCGGGTGGCGTACAGCCCGAAACAAGAAGCTGAGACACAACATGAGTACGATCCGATTGGCTAGACTAGACACTGGCAATGTGTTAGGGGGATCATATGGATGCTTTGATCATTTTCAGCGACAAGAATGAGCACCCTTTGGGGCGGCTCTTGAACAAGGAACACCGGCACGTTTGGTGCGCCCTGCGGCGCGGCGACTTCTGGATAGTGTACAACTGGCACCAAGGTTTGCCTGTGCTCGACGTCACGGCGGGTAGCTTCGACCTCGCCGGATACTATCGCGGGCTAAAAGGCATCGAGGTCATCGAGACTACGCAGGGTGAGGAGCCAGCGTATGGCCCGTGGATTTGCAACAACTGCACGGCACACACGTTGGTTATCTGTGGCATCCGAAAGCACTCTCTCTACACGCCGCAGCAGTTATGGAATTATTTGAAGGGGAACACCATGCGCGAGCGCATCAAGAGGTTCTTCACCACCATGCGCTTTGTACCCGGCTTCGGTGGTGGCAAGACAGTCTACCTTCCAGCACCAGCGGCGGCGGCAGTTGCCCCAAAATCACAGACGACCATCGACGCCGATAAGAAGTTGGCGTCCGAAGAGAAGGCACGGGTAGCAGTGCGGAAGAAGGCAGCGGGTGCGACCGTGTCTGCGTCTAGCACGCTGTTAGACGATGACGATAAAGAGACTGGAGTTCTCACATGATCAAATTGAATAAGTGCCTATTCTACTTCCCCGGTTTCGGCGGCGGCGGCAGCACGCCAGCACCTCCGCCTCCACCTGCGCCTCCACCTCCTGCACCTAGGAAGCCAGATGTCGCTGTGCAAGCAGCGCGGGCCGATGAGATCAAACGGTCGAAGTTGGCAGCCGGGCTAGGGGGAACCAACAAGAGGCGTGGCGTGTTTGCTGATGAAGCGAGCCTTGCCACTAAAACATTGTTGGGTTGAGACATGCCTATAATCAGCCCCGGTAATCTAGGGGATAACATCCCTCCCCACGGGAAGAAGTCGCGAGTCTTAAAGCGATACGTCACCCTTGAGAACGACAGGTCGTCATGGCGAAATCACTGGATGGAGATTAGCGATTATTTGATCCCACGCCGTGGACGGTTCCTGTTCACAACCATGGATGACCGGGGCAAGAAGCGGACGACAAAGATTATCGATAGCACTGGCACGCAAGCACTACGAACTATGGCTGCCGGTATGATGTCAGGCATGACCAGCCCGGCGCGTCCTTGGTTCCGGTTCGCGACGCCAGACGAAGACCTGATGGATCAGCATGAAGTCAAGAAGTGGTTAGCAGATGTCGAACGCACCATCCGGTCCATCCTGCAGAAGTCCAACTTCTACAATTCCGCCTTCACCGTGTACTCTGAGCTGGGGGCGTTTGGGACGGCACCGCTGTATAGGCAGAAGAATTTTAACAGTGTCATTAGATTTCGGCCCTTCACCGCTGGTGAGTACGTCATCGCTGAGAATGATCAGGGGGAGATCGATACGCTAGGGCGGTCATTCACCATGAGCGTCAGCCAAGTTGTCGAGAAGTTCGTCATCAATTCAGAGAGGGGAGTCGACGACTGGACCGGGGTAAGCCGGGCGACGCGCAGCCTGTGGAACAATAAGAACTACGACACGCCGGTGCCTATCATCCATATGATTGAGCCGCGACGCAAAGCCGAGCGCGACCAGACACTATTCAGCAATCAGCATATGCCATTTAAGTCCATCTACATGGAACAGGGTGCGGAGAATGACGAGGTGCTGTTTGAGGGCGGCTTCAAAACATTCCCCGCGTACATCCCACGATGGGATGTTCTGCAAGGCGATGTCTACGGACGCAGCCCCGGCATGGATCACCTTGGCGACATCAAGCAATTACAGCAGCAACAGAAGCGTAAGGCGCAGGCTATCGACAAGATGGTCAACCCGCCCATGGTCGCACCAACATCGTTGCGTGGTAAACCGTCGAGCGTGCTGCCCGGCGGTACGACCTATGTTGATCCGTTACAAGGAGGTCAGGGATTTAGCCCGGCCTACACTGTTCAGCCGCGCCTCGCAGAGATGCAGCAGGACATCGCCGAAGTTCAAGAGCGCATCCAGAGAGGGTTCTACGCTGACCTCTTCGCCATGATGATCAATTCAGATCGAAGAAACATCACCGCTACAGAAGTTATAGAGAAGCAATCCGAGAAGTTAGTTTTATTGGGTCCAGTTCTGCAGCGGTTGAATACGGAACTGCTCGACCCGTTATTGGATGATGTATTCCAATTTGCGCTAGAGGCGGACCTCCTCCCTGAGCCTCCGGCAGCACTAGACGGGGCCGAGTTGCGCGTTGAATACATCAGCTTACTCGCGCAGGCCCAGCAAGCTGTCGCTGCGTCCGCCCTAGAACGGACTATGGGGTTCGCCGGTAATCTCGTAGCCGTGTTCCCTGATGTCGTAGACAACTTCGATAGCGACGAGGCCGTGCGCCAGTATTCAGAAATCCTCGGTAATTCGCCGGACCTGCTTCGTGACAGCAGCCAAGTACAAAGCATCAGAGACCAGAGAGCACAGCAGCAGCAAGCAGAACAGGCCGCCACCATGGCCGGTCAAGCTGCGCAGGGTGCCAAGATTCTATCCGAGACAGACACGCAAAATCCCAACGCTCTGACTGATCTGCTAGGTAGAGGAGACACAGTCTAGTGGCTAAGAAACATGTCAGGCTCTATGACGCCAGCAACCCTGAGCATATCAAAGATGCTGAGAAGGATATGGCTGACCATGACAAGGACATCATATTCATCATGTCGCAACCGCGTGGTCGCAGATGGCTTTATGATCTGATATGGAACAAGTGCCACAAGGACGGGATCAGTCATGTGCCGGTCGACGAAGAGAGCACGGCATTTAATGAGGGAGCGAGGAGTGTTGGTTCCGTATTGGAAAGCATCCTTCGAGCAGAGACACCGAAGATGTATATGAAGATGTTAGAGGAGAACCATTTCAATGGCTGAAGAAACAGAAGTTGCAGAAGAGGTGACCGAGGAAGTTACCGAAGAGGTAACGGAGGAAACCCCTTCCGAAGAAACAACGGACGACGTCAAGGCGGAAGCCGTAGACGAAGTCAAGGAAACCAAAGTCCTGCTGTCGGATGACGAGGACGATGGAGCCGAGGGTGTACCCGACAAGTACGAGTTCACCCTTCCAAAGGGCGTCGAGGTGGAGATCACCGACCGCGTCCAAACACAGCTTGATGCTTTCCACGCAGACGCAAAAGACATTGGCCTATCACAGACTCAGGTCGACCGTCTGGTTGCGGGCGAGTTCAAGCGGGGCAAAGAGGCACTGCAAGAAGGTGCTCTTGGCTACCAGCAGCGTGTAGACGGATGGGCCGAGACAACGAGGGCGGACAAGGAGCTAGGCGGAGAAGACCTCGCCGAAAATTTGTCGGTCGCCAAGTTGGGCATGGACACATTCGGGACAGCGGAACTGAAGAAGCTATTCGATAAGCCTTCAGAGACGAACCCCGAAGGTCTGGGCATCGGTAATCATCCTGAGATTATACGTTTGCTCCATCGCGCTGGGATGCAAGTGAAGGAAGACGGAGACCTTACTGGCGGAGACGGCGGTAAGGCCGAGAGTGATGCTGCCTTACGAAGAATGTATCCCAGTATGTTCAAAGACGAAAAAGCAGCCTAAAGGAGAAAAACAATGGCTACTCTATCAGTTACTAACCCGACCCTCGCTGATCTGGCGAAGGTCACCGACCCCGACGGCTCCATTGCCGACGTGGTCGAAATTCTGAACGCGACAAACGAAATCCTCACGGATATGTCGTGGATGGAAGGTAACCTTACGACTGGTCACCGTTCATCTATCCGCTCCGGTCTGCCCACTCCG